AGTGTGTATATTATGTACTATATGTCTAATATACATTTAGGCAACTTAAAACTAACAAACATAGGCACACAAGGAGGCTTACATTATGGCATCATTAGCTGAAATAAGGGCGAAGTTAAAATCCCAAGAAGTGAATCGCTCCACTTCCAACACAGGCGGAGACAACGCCATCTATCCACATTGGAACATAGCAGAAGGATCAGAAGCAGTGGTCAGATTCTTGCCCGATAAGGATACAACAAATACATTCTTCTGGACTGAGAGGAACATGATCAAATTACCTTTCGCAGGTATCAAAGGTCAGACTGACTCTAGACCAGTACAGGTACAAGTACCATGTATGGAGATGTATGGCAAGACTTGTCCAGTACTAACGGAAGTTAGACCATGGTTCAAGGACAAGAGCATGGAAGATATGGGCAGAAAATATTGGAAGAAGAAAAGTTACATCTTCCAAGGTTTCGTCACAACAAATCCGTTAGCAGAAGAGTCAACACCTGAGAACCCGATCAGAAGATTTATCATCGGACCTCAGATCTTCAACATCATCAGAGGAGCATTGATGGATCCAGAGATGGAAGAAATGCCTACTGATTATGTGAAAGGGGTTGACTTCAGAATCACCAAGACCACAAAAGGTGGTTATGCTGACTACTCGACGTCAAAATGGTCAAGAAGAGAAAGAGCTCTCGACGAAGCAGAGAGAGCCTCTATCGAAACACATGGGTTACACAACCTAGGTGACTTCAGACCCAAAGAGCCAACAGAAGCAGAGGTTAAAATAATCAAGGAGTTATTTGAGAAATCTGTGGAAGGTGAGGCCTATGATCTAGAGCAGTATGGACAGTACTTCAGACCGGCGGGCATGGCTTACCAAGCTAAACCTCAGGTGGCAGTACCAACAGCATCGGCTCCAGTGGCAGAAGCGGCTCCCACAGCGGCACCTGTTACTGAATCTGCACCAGCACCACGACCAGAGGTGGCACCAGCAGTGGTGGCTCCAGCGGGTGACAGTGCCAAGAGAGCAGAGGACATCCTGAAGCTGATCAGATCAAGACAAGCAAAATAATCTGACATTTTACCAAGGCCCTGATATTGACGTTAGGGCCTAGGTATGTTAATATATGATACACAAAGGATAAAATTATGACAAAAGTATTTGACGCAACAAAGTTCAGAAAGAACATTACAAAATCAATCCAAGGTTTAGGTATTGGATTCAGCGATCCCACAGATTGGATCAGCACAGGAAATTACGCATTGAACTATTTGATGACTGGAGATTTCAACAAAGGAATTCCACTGGGTAAGGTGACTGTACTTGCAGGTGAATCAGGAGCAGGTAAGAGTTACATAGCATCAGGAAACATTATCAAGAATGCACAGGACCAAGGCATCTTTGTTATCTTGATTGACACAGAGAATGCACTAGATGAAAAATGGTTACAAGCATTGAAAGTAGACACATCAGAAGATAAACTTCTAAAATTAAGTATATCCATGATCGACGATGTAGCAAAAACTATTTCAGAGTTCATGAAAGGTTACAAAGAGCAACATGCAGATGACAAAGAAGGTGCACCTAAAGTACTGTTCGTCATAGACAGTTTAGGCATGATGCTCACACCAACAGATGTTAATCAGTTTGAAGCAGGTGACATGAAAGGTGACCTAGGTAGAAAGCCCAAGGCATTAACAGCACTTGTGAGAAACTGTGTCAACATGTTTGGTTCATGGAATGTGGGGCTTATAGCAACCAATCACACTTACGCATCACAGGACATGTTTGATCCAGATGACAAGATATCAGGTGGACAAGGATTTATCTATGCAAGTTCTATCGTTATCGCAATGAAGAAACTTAAATTAAAAGAAGATCTAGATGGTAACAAAGTCACAGATGTTAGGGGTATAAGAGCCGCTTGTAAAGTCATGAAGACTAGATACTCAAAACCTTTTGAATCGGTACAGGTCAAGATTCCATACGAAACAGGTATGAACCCATACAGTGGACTAGTGGACCTGTTTGAAAAGAAAGGTGTACTTGTGCAGACCGGAAACAGACTGAAGTACACAGACAAAGCAGGCAAGGAACACATCGACTTTAGGAAACAATGGATAGGTGATAAATTAGATATGCTAATGGCAGACTTCACAGAATCTACAGACTTTGCTGACAAGGAAAAAGTTCCAGCAGAAGTAATTGAAACAAAACCAAAAGCAAAAACTAAAAAAGCAGAACCAATCATAGAGAAGGAATAGATGATAGACTTTGATCACGCTGACATTGAACGTTTGTGGAATGCCATTATACATTACGTTCCCGAACGACAGAAATTAGACATGGCGATAGACTTACTCAAGAGTCTAGAGGACATTGGGGTAGATCATGAAGTACTCAAAGGATCTGCAGAACTTGATCCAAAACTAGAGGAAGCTGTTAATACCGTGTTCGAGGAAGACGATACCGAAGACGTGGGTTACGGCGATACTGATGAATGATAAATTGGTACAACGAAGTCAGCAGGAACCTATCCAAGATACCAGACTGTGTGGCATACTTCGACAACGAGTTGCTCGAAGCAAGGAAACAGTGCAAGATATACGGTAACCTGGAGAGGGCCAGTGCGTCACTGCCCGGCATAGTTGAAGAAAGATTCAGCCAACTGCAACAGCTCGAAGCCATACTCGAATACCTAAACATAGAATTGAGAAGACTGAGATCCAAGACCTTCAGGAAATTCCTAGAGAACTACAACAAATTATTAAGCAGTAGAGACGCAGAGAAATACGTGGACGGCGAGGACGATGTGGTGGACATGACCAAGATCATCAATGACTTCGCACTGATAAGGAACCAATGGTTGGGCATCACCAAGGGGTTGGACCAGAAGCAATGGCAGATAACCAACATCGTCAAACTGAGAGTGGCGGGGATGGAAGATGCCGACATCAGCTAGAATCATATTAACCGACGTTGACGGAGTACTGCTGGAATGGGAACGCCATTTCACCAAGTGGATGCAACTACGATCATACTTTGACGAACACGGCATCAGGAACTATCCTTACAAACTAGTGGACACGGGACAGGACGACTACGAGATGGCCAACAGATTTGGGGTCAGCAAGGACGTGATCAGACAGGAGATCAGGGAGTTCAACAGGAGTGCATGGATGGGCACACAGAGGCCAATGATGGAATCACAGACATGGGTGAAACTGCTACATGCCGAAGGATGGACCTTCGTGCCAATAACATCACAGACTTCCGACATACCCGCACAAGAACTGCGTAAGAAGAGATTGGGAGAATTGTTTGGAAAACACGTGTTCACAAATTACCACATACTGGGCACAGGAGCGGACAAAGACAGTGCATTGGCGGAGTTCCATGACACCGGGCTGTATTGGGTCGAGGACAAGCCTAAGAACGCTTTAGCAGGGCTCTATTACGGTTTAAAGCCCATATTAATCGACCATCCATACAACAGAGACTTTGATCACCCTGACGTGATACGTGTAAGTAATTGGAAACAAATACACGAGATTTTGTGCAAATGAAAATATATGTAGGACACGACAGCAGGGAAGATATTGCATACCAAGTGTGTGAACACTCGATCAAACGTAGAGATCCTGATGCAGAAGTATACCCGTTGAAGCAAAATGAGATGCGAGAGAAAGGCATCTACACCCGAGACACTGACAAGTTAGCGACAACAGAATTCACATTCACAAGATTCTTCGTGCCATACTTGAACAACTACAAGGGATGGGCGGTGTTCTGTGACTGCGATTTCCTGTGGAAGATTCCTGCAAAGGAACTGAAACAGTACTTTGATGATTCCAAGGCCGTGGTATGTGTGCAACACGATTACACGCCCGAAGATGGATCAATCAAGATGGACGGACAGCTACAGACAGCATATCCCAGGAAGAACTGGTCAAGCATGGTGCTGTGGAACTGTGCCCACCCCAAGAACAAGATACTAACACCCGAATTCCTGAACAAGCAAACTCCAAAATTCCTACACAGATTCTCATGGTTGGAGGATTCAGAGATAGGCTCCCTGCCACACGAGTACAACTGGCTAGTGGAATGGTACAAGGAACCCAAGGACGGCATGCCCAAGATACTGCACTACACAGAGGGTGGACCATGGTTCGATGGTTACAGGGACTGTGAGTACAGCGACGATTGGAAGAAAGAACTTATCAACTTGTTCTCAGCATAATAATATTATAGGAAGATTTCAAAAATAGATTTTATCTATCTGCTCAACGTGTTCTTTTTGTTCAATTATCTCACTGTGTTTGAACCCCAACCCCAACATGTATTCATCCATCTCTTGCTCCGAAGGCATCTCTGGAAACTCCTCGTCCTTGTGTACATTGACTTCCTGCACCACGTACTTGGCACGTTTGAATATTTCCGGAGCACCTTTCATGATCATGATCTCGGCACCTTGTACATCTTGTTTTATCAGATCAAATCGTGCATCCTCTCCAACTAGTTCATCCAGTGTTTGCATCTGTCTTGTCTCGAAATCTTTGAATATCCCAAAAACTGTGGAACCCTTGGTGTAGGTCACTTTCTTTCTATTGCTTTTGTTGATCTCTCGTAGGTACATCCTAATCTCTCTGTTGGAGTCTCCCAGCACTGCTATGTGATAGTCGGGAGTGACTTTTTTCAACCTGCGTTCGTGTTTTGGTCCTGCTTCTATACAGGTGTAATTGGCATCTGGCCAAATGGTCTTTACATTTTTAGTCCAGAAACCATTCCATGCTCCTATGTCGAGTATCCTTGCCGGCATGAATCCATGATCTACTTTTAGTTTCTTAAGGTATTCGTACATCATGCTTTATAATACACAATGTCAGGCCAGGTCTTGATTAAAATTTTGTATCCTAGATCCTTCAAGTGATTTTCTATTTCTACGTTGCTACTGCCGTATTTTTTGCTGTTGTTGTTTAGTTCTATCATGATGTACTTTACATCGGCTAGTTTTTTAGAAGCACCTTTGAGGACTTCCATCTCTAGACCTTCGACATCTATCTTGATCATGTCCACCACTTCTGTGTCCAATGAATCTAATTTATTAATTTTCGTATCTCCTGTTTCCAACAATACACGGGTGTTCTGTGTGGCCGACTCCTCAGATAGCTTAACAAATCCATCTTCGTTGCCAACTGCTTGGTTGTATAATTGGACATGGTTGTATGGGGCAAGATTCCTAGCGAGGCATTCGTAGTGTAATTTGTTTGGCTCATAGCAATGAATATTTGTTGCATATTCCTGCATGGCCATTGACCATGTACCGCACCATGCCCCAATGTCCACTATTAGATTAAATTTCTTATGTTGGTTATCACACCATTTGACAAACTGATTGAGGCATGTGTCCTGCATGTGGGGATATCCTTTTTCACGCCACTGTTCTATCTGTGCATCAGTGGACGGAACCCAAAGTCCGTTTGATAATTTTTCAATCTTCATAATATTCCTTTGTCCAGTAGTATCTCCACGGCAGTTCCGTTTGCGAACTCTTCCGGTGTGAACTGTTGATATGCAAGACTATATAACCAAGGTTCTGGACCTCCGTAGTAGGGGTTCTCGATGTCTGCTAATTCTATGTTGCCAACGTCTACGGCAAAACTCTTGTTGTCGCAGAACACAGGTATACCCTCACACATGGCCTCCACGGCCGCGATACTACAACTTGTCACAAGACACCAAGCCTCTTTGAGGTCTTCTGATAGAGGTACCTTGGCCTCACTTGGTCCTGATGTACCCCTGCCCCTGGGCTTGTGTCGAAGTCGGATGGGTCTGTCCGTGTACCTCTTTATCTGCTCTATGGTCTCGTTGGTCCAGTTGGGTTTGTCTAGGTAGTTGTGTATACCTGTACTACTAGGACATACCAAAACATACTTGCCAGCGAAATTTGGTGCTTTTATCTTGATTCCAAACTTCTCAAATCTATCTGACTTGCAATTTTTTAACATAGGCACATGTATGGCATTTCTGCACACACGCCAATAATGATTGTCTGGTTTCAAGTTGTTGTTGTCAAATCTTCCAAAGTATGGAGTGTCAGTGAACCAGTAGTTGTGATTACGTGCTTCAAGTTTCTTGACCATTTCCCTATTGTTGCCGACGAATCCCCAGAACATGCTGTTGCTGACGGGATCTATTTCTACAGCATTGTCTAACTTCGTGATCTGGTCTGGCCACGACTTCTCAACACCGTTAAAAACTTCCCATGCCTTGCTTTTCTTATTACTAAATGGTGCGTAGATTGTTAGCATCTATAAATTCTGTTAGTTGTGTTGCCCATTGTTGGTGTCCTTCTGCCGATGGGTGTGGATCATCTGGACTAACAATTAAGTTATTGTCCATGACAAATTCTAAATGACTTATCTTGGGACTAAAAAATCTATCCATGTTGATTGCATTCCTTATGACCTTAAAATCTCCTGTGCCATTCCCAAAATCGTTAGGTAGGGAGTTGTACATCACATACGGTATTTGTTTACGTTCAAAATAATTTTGTAGATCAAATACATTCTCTAAAAAATTCATGGTTAAATTATTTTCAAGATCCCACCCTTTGTGACTCCTAGTAAAACTCACATTGTCCAGTGTCTTC